AAGGGTGCAAACATTAACGAAGTAGTACAATATTTGAACTACCAACAAACTGTTGATCCTGCTGTGTATAATGTTGACGAACTTGGCGTGTTGAATAAGTTTGTAACTATGGCCTGGGGCAAACGCAACATTGGCAAGACATGGTGGGATACAAGTCGTGTTCGTTATATTGAATATGAACAAGGCACATTAAATTATCGTGCAACCAACTGGGGTAAACAATTTGTTGACAGCGAAGTAGTAGTATACGAATGGGTGAGCTCAATTGAAGAGCCAACAATTGATACACCTGGCATGCGATTTGATAATAGCAGTGGTGTTGACCAATTGCGTTATTCTCAGATTGACGAGATGCAAACCAATGGTGGTGTTATTACAACCTATTACTACTGGAAAAGAAATGTTAGCGAGCTACCTACTAGTGTAAATCGTCCTTACAGTTCTGCATCAATGGAAAATGTATTGAATAATCCAGATGCAAATGGCGTTGCCTGGATGAGTCCGTTGCAAGTAACATATGATGCAAATGGTCCTACTTCAGCTAGTATTATGGTTGCAAATATTGCAGGATTCTTTGCAGGTCGCGATAAAGTAATTCTAAGAATTGAACAAAATAAGAAGCCTGAACAAAAACACAATACAGGCATGTTGTTAACTGAAGGTATGAGCGGAAGCATTATTCCAGATTACCCAGTGACAAGATTGCGTGATAGCTTAGTTGGCTATGACAACTATAGAATGTTACATGCTGTGAAACAATTTGTTGTTGGTGGTAGCTATGCAGTTGGAGATTTAATTACAACCGCTGATTTGGAAAATACAGAATTTACATACACAAGTGCATATGGTGGCAGAGATGTTCCAATCCTTCCAATAATTAATGCAAACAGAGAAGATGTAGAAGTTGTTTGGCAAGATGATGATACAGATTCGTTTGGCATATTCCGTGTTGTGGCGGCAATCAACAATGCAACAACTTGGGCAAACGCACTTGACAATGTAATCAAATTCCAAACAGGATTGGTTAAAAATGTCTTAGAAGAAAACAAATACTATGCAGTAGTGATTAGTTCTAGGCAAGTACCTGATATCAGATTACATCCTTTAAGAAGATATGGTAATCAGTATACTCCACTGCCACAAAGCTGGTTTAAAGAATTAGAAGAAGCTAGAAGAACATTTGTAGATGTTATCAATGATTCATTAAGAAAGGTTGACACAGTTGACAAGTTTAATTGGGACAAGTACCTAAGAATTTGGCAACCATTGTTTGGATCTAAAGCACTTGATGTAACTCAGTATTGGTATTATGTTAACTATGCAGTTGACAACTATGCACCAGGTAACGAAGAAATTAAAATTCGTTCCTTTACTGAGTTGCTCAACTATACTAACCCAACTAAGTTTGCATTAGTGGATACCAATAATGTTATTCAATCTGTATATCGAGTCGATGATCTAGCTAATAACAAATTTACTCTATTGTACAAACGCAATGGAACAATTCAATTCTATCCAATCTGGCGTACTAGCGGATGGGACGTCAAAGAATGGGATGGTTATCCATGGGATGAAGGTTTCACTGATATCTTTGCCATTATATTGAAAGCTCTAAGAGAGAACATTTTTGTTGGCAGTGATGCTGGTTACTTTAATCGCGTATTCTTTACGATGGTCAAAGAAGCACTAGTACAAGATCCATTGGCAGATTGGGTCTTTAAAACAACTTACTTGGCGTTTGATTCAAATAGTAGCAACGACTTAGAACAAGTTCCTATTTTCTATGACAAGAAAGATGCATTGTTGAAGAAGTATGTAAACGAAGTTAAACCTTACCATAGCGAAATGCTAGACAGGGGTACCTTTGATAAATCATTACAACAATTGCCAGTTTCGCTAGACGAAGACATGGAATTAACTGTAATAGAAAAGAATATCATTGGCGTTGAACCAGGTTATATCCGCATGATTGACCGTAGACGCAATGGTACTCCAGAGCCAGTTACTACATACGACAAATTATCAACTGAGGATCTGCGTCCATTATTGATAAACATTACAACGATTACACAAGTAGTAGTTGAAGAAGATTAAAGCGGGTTATAAAAAAATAACTAAATATTGATATGAATATACAAGAGTTACCAATTAGCATAGAGACTTTTATTACGATAAAGGACTTAGACACTGGAAAAATCCTAGTAGAAGGATCAAATGCCATCCACCAGGAAAATATGAGTGTGGCTCTTTCGCTTGCACTAGCTAGATTATCTGGCTCTTTTATCAGTGAAATGCACTTTGGTTCCGGTGCCGCAATTATTGCTACTGATGGCGTAATAACATATAGAAAACCTAACATTGTTGGCGTAGGTTCCGACTTGTATACTCCGACCTATTTTAAAGTAGTTGATGATAGTGACATTAACAGAGTAGAAGGATCCACTGATGGAGTAACAATCCAGCATAACACTGGCTCTAACTATTCAGATGTAATTGTTACTGCTACTCTTGCAAACAATGAACCATTGGCAGTTGATAGCATTTACAATACTTTTGACGCAACAAGCTCAAGTTTAGATGCAACAACTATCTATGATGGTGAGTTTGAGTTTAATGAAATTGGGCTAAAAACAAAAGGTAGTACAGGATTAAATTCTGGAAACCTACTTACGCATTTTATCTTTCACCCTGTGCAAAAAAATGCAGATCAAACAATTCAAATTGTGTACACCCTCAGAGTCAGGGCTGGATGAACGGATAAAACTAAATAGCATAATGGCAATTAGCCAAAAGGATACGAAGAAATGGCATACAATGTAACTAAAAGTGATGAAATTACTCCCCTAGTAACACTACTAGATGGTGAGATTGACACTACAGCAACGGACTTGGTATTGCTAGGTAAAAATTACCTAGGATACGGAGAAATTATTGCTGAAAACTTTATTCGTCACATTGAAAACTTTGCTGGTAAAGCAAGAGGCGAACTAAATTCGTTAAACGGACAATTATATTTTAACAGAGATCCAGCAATGGACTTGGCAGATCAAACATTGCGAGTTGCTGGTTCCATTCCTCCTACACTACAGTTACACATTGGCCCCGATTACAGAAATCTTCCAGCAGATTGGATGAACATAACAGCTTTCAGTGATGGTAATGGTATTTTTGAAGTAAACATTAAAGATGCAGATGGTATTAACTTTCACAAGTGTATTTTGATTCTTGTTAAAAATGTAAAAGTAGCAATTCTAAGTGTAGATGCAGACTTTACACCACACCCAGATGAGAAACTAGAAGCATTCTGCGGTGGCACACCTGGTACACCAGATTCAAGTGAAGGTGATTATAATATCACTGGTACAATTGGTCGTGGCTTAAACTTAAATTCAAGCCAAGATTTTAAAATTCGATGTGTTGCAGTCGAAGCCGAGTTTGCTGACGTTGCTGAAATTTATCAAGGCGATGCAACATATGAGCCAGGAACTTTAGTAAGCTTAGGCGGCGCCGCTGAAGTAACACAAACAACAGGTGTAGCCGATACAAATGTATTTGGAATTGTATCTACTCGTCCTGCTTACCTAATGAATACAAAGGCTAAAGGTAGAAAAAATGCACTACCAGTGGCAGTAGCAGGTCGTATTCCTGTTAAAGTTAAAGGAAAAATCAATCGCGGTGATAGACTAACTGCTAGTGATATACCAGGCGTTGCACAGGCCGCAACCGGAAACGAACCAGCCTGGAGCATTGTTGGCCGTAGCCTAGCAAACTTTGATGGCAATGGAATTGGCAAAGTAGAAGCGACAGTAGGAGTTAGATAATGACTGTCAGCCGCAAAGATAAAATCACGGCTGATTACCTTAACTCACTCACAGATTCTGTCAATGAGTTGTTTGGTGATACACATGCCAATCAAGGACCAAGCGATGATGCCGCAGTACAAGATGCAATTCGCTGGGGCTGGGGTGGCGAAAATGTTGATCATGTAGAACGCGGCGAAAAAATTACCGCAGACAAAACAAACGAAATCGTCGACCGTATCAATATCAGTACACTAAGAACAAACAGCAGTGACACTGAACTTGTAGTTGTTGCTCGCGGAGATAAAATTACAGCCGATTTCTTTAATACTGCTAGTTCATTATTAAACGGCGCAAGAAATTTAAGAAACACAATTGACCCTCAGTATACTACAATCAATGCACTAGGAACATTTTCTGGTAATAACAGCTGGAGCAATCAATATGAAAATGTTGTTGAGTTAGATTTTGGTGGCTACGAAAGTGCCCGTCATTTTTTCAATGCTGGTGGTGACATTCGTGTTGCTTACAGTATATCTGGTGGTTATGGTTGTGGTTATTACACATGGAGAACTATCTTTATTGACATGGGTACTATCAAGTTAAATGTTGATGATACTGCTAGTTTGAATAATCGTGGTATCAGCCAGAGTTTAGGATTTAGCGAACTGTCAAATACTGAAAAACTTTTGTATACTAGCCCAGCCGGTGGTGGTGGTGGCGGATATGGAGGCTATGGCGGATATGGAGGCTATGGTGGTTACGGTGGTTACGGTGGCTATGGTGGATATGGTGGAGCCGACTGCGGAGGAGCTGGTGGTTACGGTGGTTACGGTGGCTATGGTGGCTATGGTGGATATGGTGGTTACGGTGGCTATGGTGGTGGAGGCTATGGCGGATATGGTGGCTATGCTTCGAGTCGACTAAAATTATTCGGAACCATTACAGGACAAAAATTAGAACTTAGATCGTTAATGGATAATGCTGGTTTAGGCATTATGGTCCGTGGTACAGTTGCAATGACTGTAACAATGACCCATCCAAGTACAGTAACAGAACGCTCTGTTACACTTGAGTTGCCAGCACCAACAGTTCAATCTGCTCAAGATTGGCAAGAAATCTAAATGGTTAAACGCAATTAAATGCACCCATAAATAACATTGGGTTTGCTAACCAATGGCAACAGTATTAAGGTTAAAATAATGAAAAAGTTAATAGCTTCAGTTTTAGCTTTAAGTATGTTAAATGGTTGTGCTTTAATTGACGCATACTTAATGACTAAGTTTGATCCAAACGAATATGGTTTAATCACCACAATTCGCGCAGAAGCACAGCAGTTTAAGTCAGAGTGTAATGATAACACAGTTAGTAAAACCAATGCAATAAAAATAGCCAATAATACAAGAACATTTGAATTGTACAGTGAAAACATTCCTCGCAATGAAAATGGACAAAGGGCGGCTAAATCATTAAATGAAATTGCACAAGGATTAAATCAGCGTTATCAAGCAGGACTAGTTAGCCCAGTATTTTGCAAATTGAAATTTGAAAGTATTGAAAACAGCGCAACAGTCATGCAACATACATTAGGGAATAGACCAAGATGAACTTAGATGAAATTAGCATTGCACTAACAGAACTTGCAAACTGTGGTGATCCAGTATTTGCTAATGCGGCAAATCAAGTAAGACAGATGACTCAACAAGCACTTATGGGCCAAATGAGCAAAGATGAACTTAAAGAAGTTTTATCTGACATGCAAAGACAAATGGATATCATTCAAGAAATGAATCAACTTGCATTTAAGGAAAAGCTTAATACAGCTATTAACGGATTAATTTCAATCGCCAGCGCAGTTTAAGAAGTAATCAATGGACAAAAAACTTGAAGACGCACTGGTGTTTGCTAATTATAGGTTAACCCTACAAATACAACGCCAGAACATTGATGCTAGAGTTGATACAGCTCTTTTAGCATCACATCAGAATGCAATTTTTAAATCCTCACAGGAGTTAATTGCCTTTGTTGGGCTGAAAGCAATTCGCGGTGAAAAGTTATTAGTCGAAGATCACAGTGGTAATGTTATCCAAATCGATAACGCAAATGATTTCTTATCTGCACTGATTCAAGCATATGATTCTGCAATGGAATTGAAACAGCTTGAACAGAAGAAGCTCAAGTCAGCAAGGTCTACAGCAAAAATTGTAGGATTATAATCATGAGTACAAAAGGCTTCATGATGTTTGCTTATAACAATGAGCAATTAGACTACACTCAATTGGCTCTAGTAGCCGCATACGCTGTTAAAAAGTTTATGCCCGAGTATCCAGTAGTATTGGTAACAAATCAACAAAGTTTAGAACATTGTAAAGAAACACACGGCGAAGACTTAATGGCGGCCGCCTGGGACGACATTATTCTTACCAATCCTGAATATGAACGAAACATGCGATTACATCATGATGGTGCATATCACAGTTTCAACGCACAGTTTACAAATACAAACAAACACGACATTTATAATCTGAGTCCGTTTGATGAAACAATTTTAATTGACACAGACTATATCTGTGGCAATAACAATCTAGCAAAACTATTTGGTGGGCAACATGATGTTGCAATGTATAGGGATGCTAGAAATTTAAGAATGGAAGAACCATTTACTACAGAGCGATGGCTACACTATGCGGGTATTCGTATGTGGTGGAGTACAGTAGTTTACTGGCGTAAGAGCGAAGAAGCAGAACATTTTTTTAATGTATGGACCGCAGTTAAACAAAATTGGGAATACTATCGATTCTTATATAAGTTTCCTGGCACATTGTACCGTACAGACTATTCAGCAAGTATTGCGGCTCACATGTGTGATGGTTGGTCTGATGGTGGCTT